TAGCGAGTAACATTCGTAGTTGGGATCTCTGATGGCTGGACAACATTGACTTCTTTATTGAACTTGGGAAACTTGGTGGCGTGGGACTTAACTGGAACCCCGTACGCGCGAATTAGAATCTCCTCCCTTGGCCTCCCCACCAGTGTCTCCTTAATTCGCTCGTAGCCACCGAAAGGGTTATCCTTGCTATGGAAGTAGTGGACGCTGGCGTTGCGCTTCTTACTCCGCTGGACATAGGGTACAAGCTCACCGTTGAGCAGTTCAGCCTCGACGCTCTGGACGCTTGTAGCACCATCTAAGTATTCCTTAATAACTTCTGTCCACCCGTCAATCGGAGTGAATGTCACCAGCATCTTGGAGTTGCGGGTAGCGAGACGGAAGCGCAGGGTGTCAATAAGCTCGTTACCAAGTAAGTATTCATCGAGCCATACGCCAATATTGTGCCACTGCGGGTCACGGCTACCAAGCTCCGCGCCTTCTAGGATAGTTGGGTTATTCTGATACTGAGAGTAAGTTTTGAAGATGATCTGTGACGCATTGGGCAGGATCAACGAGTTGTCCGTAAACCCGTTCTTCTTCGTGTACGAAATGTAAGCGTTAGCCGAGGTTTGCTTTGTCCTCATTTCATGCGGCAACCAGTTCCACACCGCGCTTTGTTGCTGGCGGATGCTGACCTCTGATGTCTGAGCAAAACAGAATATCTCTGATTTTGGGTTTTCGATGGCGGCTTTGACCACGCAGTAAGAACCCCACGCAGTTTTTCCTGAGTTGTGATGGGGAACTCCCGCTACAATGTAGTTGTTGTAGACTGGTACATGAAAATCCCAGACATAATCTTCTCGGAGGTAATTGATCTTGACAACTCGGCGGGAATAGATAGGGTGTCGGTATGCCGAAGCACAACTCAATAACTTACCCAATAGATCAAATACGCTTTTGGATTGCTGAAGGATGGACTCAAGCGAATATCGCGGAAAAGCTGGCAAAGGAGCTAGATCCACGCGTGACCGCAAAGTTGATTTACAAGGTTTGCAAAAAGCACGGGATACAATGTCAGCGGACAGGGCCACGAAGCGGCGAAGGACATCCCGAATGGAAAGGTGGCAGAATCGTGAACAAGGACGGGTACATTGAGCTTTATTGCCCGAATCACCCGAACGCTCGCAAACACACGCGCTACATTCTTGAGCATCGTCTAGTGATGGAGAAACATCTTGGTCGATATTTAACCCGCACGGAAGTTGTTCACCACAAGAACGGAGTGAAAGACGATAATCGCATTGAGAATCTTGAACTGTTTGAGAGCAATGCTCGCCATCTTGAGGTGACTCTAAAGGGTTGCGTCCCGAACTGGACTGAGGAGGGCAAGCGCAGAATGGGCTTGAAAGCTCGTCGTTCAGCTTAATGTCTCCAACTGGCATCCACCCCAATTTGTGAAGGACAAGGTGCGATTTTGAGCATCGGAATGATTCTCCGTTATCCAGAATAACTTCGTAAATTCCCTGCTTGTCTTTTCTAAAGGATGGCTGTGCTTTGGCTATAACTACCTTCTCACCATCCCAAGCGTGTACATGGAAGTCGCTATTTAGGCTCATCACGCACTTGCTGCGCTTTAGGACTGGGTCATAAATCTCTTGTTCTGGGGCGAGACACCGATTTCCACCAAGTGCCAGAACCTCAGAGACTTGCGCTAGTTGTTCTTCGGCCTTTTCCCAATGCGGAAGCCTAAACCCGTAGCGGAATGGATCTTTCTCAGCGTTCTCAATGGCCTCATGGTAGATTCGATGAAGCTCAATGAGATCATCTGGCTCCATCAATGCTACCTCGTCATCGCTTGGAGGCTGAAGGATTGGATGTTTGCGCCACTGCATTACTTGGTTTTGTATGCGTCTGTCTCCATGAGAATGTCAACAATCCTGTAAACGCTCCCGCATTCCTCACATCCAAATGTATCCTCCTCCGCTGGGAATGACCCTCTATTCCCGTCAACAAAGTGAAGCTCTCGACGCTTTTTGCAATGCTTGCATACGCCAATGAAGGGCTTGACGAACTTCTCCAGCACCACATTCCAAATCTTAGCGTCAAACTTCTCTGCTAGATACGAAGCGTAAACGCTGGTGTGGCACTTGTGCTGAACGCCGTCATGCTCGACCATGTAGTGGCGAACGAGGTTGCCTCCATCCTTAGCGTAATCAGCGTATCTTGATTCTGGTTCTGGTATCATTCTACGATTTCGGCTTCAACTGCTTGCGTTTTGACTTTATTGGCAATCCTAGACTTGGCTTCCGCAATCATTTTGGCAGCATCATCAATAGACGGTCCCTTGCGATGCTCAACAATAGTACTCGCCATGCCAGAGAGCTGTCCAGCCTTATCGGTCATAATGCCAATAGTCAACGCTAATCGGTCTGGAGAGATTGCCTTGAGCTGGTCTGGATCACGGCTCAACTGCTCTGCCTTCTCGAACAAAAGGTCTGTGTACTCAGCCGCAGCAATGGCGTAGCGTTTAGAGAACTCCTTACGCTTTGACTCCAGCGTGTCGTTATGCCTCCACTCCAGCGCACGAACAGTCTCATGCGTCACCCTGCATTTCTTGGCAATAGCATTGATACGCCCACCCTGCGCCAGCATCCAGAGAATCTGTGCCGCCACATTCGGGTTGTAGTTCTCGATAGTGTTCCGAGGGAATTGCTTAGCCCTTTCCTTGACCTCAAGGAAGAACTCTTTCATCGCCTCTTTACTATCAATCGCTGATAGGTCTTCGTCGCTCATTTGGTCTTCTTGCCGTTTTTAACCTTAACGGCCCCAGAGTGCAACTCTTTTTTGAGCTTATTCTGTTGCGTTAAGGAAAGCGGCGAAACCTTACTGAGCAGGTAGCGTACTTGCTTTTTACTTTTTGATTTCATAATCCTTGCCGGAAATTGATTCGCGTTTGGTTCCGTACTTCTCGCGGAAATCTTCATCATCCTGCGGAAGAACGCCGAGGTTTTCGACAATGTAATCCATGAATGCTGGGTCGTTCCGGCCAGTTCCAAACAAAGCACCAATGCCACGGCTCGTCGCGCTAGATGCGGTTATAGCGGCAGTAAGATTTTTGGCGTATTGTTCTTGAGATACCTCGTTTCTATATGCCTTCCTAATGAATGGCATCAATTGACCTCCAGCATACAACCATGATGCAATCCTGTGCTTAATCGGATCTGTAATTTTTCCAGCGACATAACCATGTACTCCAGATCCAGATGCCACCATCCTTGGGGCAATCTGATCCCCCATGGGGCCGACTTCTCTTACTGAAGTCGCAACCATTGATGCGTTCTTGAACTCATCGTAAAACTCATCTCCAAGAACAGTTCTAATGTTCCTTTCGATTGTCGATTTATTCTTTCCTTTGGTAATTTCGTTTAGGAACTTGTTGGCATCCCACAGATCATTACCATATTTAGTAATGTCACCCTTAGGCTGATAACGAGAAAACAGGTAGGAAACAAAATCGTTCCTGATTTCTTTCTTTTCGGCATCATTGAGCTTGCCCATAATTTGTGATACATGAGCATTTGGTGCTGTAAACATTGCTTCCGGCAAACGAGCGTTCTCAAGCACTCCATTATGACCCTTAAGCACCACATCAATTAGCTTGTTATTGGTGAAAGAATCAAGATCAGCCTTTGCCTTTGCTCGCTTGGCGATTAAATCGGCTGTTTCATTGTAACTCTTTTCAGACATCGTCGCGCGAAGTGGTTCAAGATCACGCATTGATAGTTTTGATGCATCTGCACCATTTCTTTGGAGTGATTGATTTAAAGCTCTCAACTTCTTAACCATCGAGATGCCGTAGTTTTCATTTCTTTCTCCAGTATTTGGACTATAACCAAACAACTCGGTAACCATTTCCTCGTCAAATTTGACAGGGCCACCGACTTCGATTCCATTACGGCCATTAAAACCAACCTTCTCAAGGTAAGCGTTAGCCATTCTGTTGCGTAATGCCGCAGCTTGAGCCGGATCAGCAATAGATGCCGCTTGAATAACTTTTCTTGCAATTGTTGGATCTGAGATGGCTTTTGATGCAACTTGGCTCGGGGTCATCTTCTGTTCACCGAACGCCTCTTTCAGTATTTGTCCTACAGATCCAGTTTCAAACCCTAGTCTTTCTTTGTACTTAACTGTAGCCTCATCCCATAAGCCCTTTATCCCAGCTTGGGTGTATGACTCGTCCCTGTATTTTTGCAAGGCGGATTCTGCTTGGCTAGCCACTTGTTTAGGTGTAGCTTGTCCGACAGCTCCACCCTCTGGAACTGCGTCACGAACTAGCCT